CTGTAATCTTTTTTGCAAACCATTAGCTCTAGTTACTTGTGGCACATACATATTTGTTGCATCAATTAATCTTGCTGATCCTACGCCATCTGCTTTATCTAAGCCATCTTTTACAACTTTTTTAGATAAAAATGTATCTAGTACATCCTCTGCTCTTTTATCAAACGTTGTAAGTTTGTTATCTGTAATTGTTTTTTTAAGATCAGCAAAAAATGTAGCATCTGTAATATTTTGTTTTGTACGAGTTATTATTTCAAAAGGGTTATCAACATTTTCAAATAATAACTTTTTAAATTTTCTACCTTGTGATCCTGCTAAATATTGTTGTAGTGTTGGTCCGTGAAATGTAGATCTGATACCTTTTGTAATAACACCAGCATCATTTAATCTTTCTGTAACTTGAAATAATTTTTTTGCATCTTTTATTCTTCCTAAACCTAATGTTACCCAATTTTCAGGTGATGCAAGTTGATATACAAAATCAAAAGCTCCTGTTATTAAATGAGCTTCTCTTGTGCCTGGTTCAAATACTTCATAGCCACCTAAATCTTTAAAAGTTTTTCTACCTGGTGATACAGAGGGATTTAAACCAGCATCTTTAAATTGTTGCCCTAGCTCACCTTGGAATTGGATAATATTTTCTGCTGCTTCTCTAGCCTCTAAATCTATTTGCACACCTAAAACATTATCAAGAACATATTGTCTAGCTTGTATTGGATCATAACCTGCAGCAACTAATCTTTTGTATTCATCTGTATCAGAAGGATCAGTAGATTGTGCAATCCAACCTCTACCCATATCAAAATTTTCACCTGCTCTTATTGCTTCTAGCATTCTTGGTGTACGAAGTGCTCCTTTTATAGCTTGACTGTAAGCATCTTTAAAAGACATACCAGGGTTTTGATCTTGAAACTCCTCTGCTCTTTGTAAAGCAGGAAAAATAGCTTCGTATATATCCATAAATCCAGTTACTAAAGTTCTAGTTGTAGGTTTTAGAATATTATCTATAGGACTACCAATTACTTGAAAAAATCTATTGTTTTGTACTTGTGCTGCAAGTGGATTTTCTCCAACAAATCTTTTTATTTTATTAAAAGCTGTTTCTTTTTGTAACTCAACTTTTTTTGCAATATCATTTAATCTATTGTCGGTAAATCCAATACCTAGTTTTGCTGCAGCAGCAACAACACTACCTGGTAAATTAGGATAATTATTTGCTATTTCAGCAGCTCTGTTGGCTTCTTCCTGTGAAACAACAGGAGATACATCTTGTTTTGTTTTTAAAGTTTCTTGAAAATTATCATCAAACAAGTCATCATCATAACCAAAGTTTTTAATAACCATTAGTCAAAATCCACCAACTGCAATAATGCAGTATCTCCTGTAAGTGCATACATTTGATACAGTAAATCGTTTACATTATTTTCTGGTGGTACTGCTGGACCTGGACCAGGACCAATATTTAAACCTGATGTAACAGGTTCATTTATTTTCTGTGTTGGTCCAAATACATCAATATCTGACATTTGCCTTCTTTGTCTTGGTTGAGCTGGTGCTTGTGGTAATGTGTCTTTTGGTAATGGTGCAGCTTTTTGCTGATCCATTAAATCTTTTTGATCTCCATAAGGAACATCAGGCATTCTACGCACAGCTTGTGTTGTATCTTGTGTGTTTCTTGCAGCAGGAGGTAAATTAGTATTTCTCCTAGTTATTCCTCTGTTACTCGGACTTCTCGCCATCTTCTTCATCCTGTTCTTCGTATATAAACGTTTGACTAATAATCATATAACCTTGTGGTAAATCTATAGGTGAGAAAGGAGAAAATCTTAGTTTTGGTTCGTATAATTCTGCTTCTAAAATTATGTCATCACCAATCTCATCAACATCATCAAGTGAGTTAAAAACTATATCTGCAAATTGTTTATTAATAGACATTATCCTCCCATACTCTGTAAAAACTGTGCTATGCCTGGTGGAGCACCCTGTGGTGGTAGGGAAGCTCCTCCAAGCAATTCTTGTTCTTGTTCTGGTATTTGTGGATCTTCTGCAGTGTAAAACTTATCTAATATTGTACTCATATCATCAGGATTCTTTCTTATCTGTATTACTGCCATAGTTGCTTTTGCATCACCTTGTTGTGCCTGTGCAAGTAAAGAATCAAATAAAACTTTCTCTGCTTTTTCTTTTGTAATTCTTTCGTTTACTCTCACAATATTATCTAAGCCATCAAGGTTTTCTTGCAAGGTTTGTGTGTCAATAATACCTGCTTGTAGTAGCTGTAAACCTGTAACAATCTTTTGTGGTTCATCATATCCAGCCATAGCACCATAAACACGCCTTGTTTTATATGCACCTGCAATATCTTTTTCTGGATCGTATGTTTCTGAAAAGAATGTATTTTTGTAATATCCTGATAATTGTTTAGAACTACCACCATACATTTTTTCATCCCACTCTAATCTTTTGAAATCTATCATCTCTGCAGCATCTGCCATTACTGTATGATATTCTCTAATCATCAATGACATAGATGCACCAAGTTCTTCTAATCCTCTACCTGTTGCAAAGCTAAGTGGACTTTGTGAATCATCAGATACAGGATAAGAACCACCTACTCGTAGTTGTCGTTCTATTCTGTCTATTTGTTGAAATATTTGATATGGTACGTTTGATGCTGGTTTAGATACTTGTGTACCAGGAGCAA